ATTGGGGATTTAATCCTGCCTTTGTGGGGGCAACCTACGCAGCCAGTTGGGTTGATCTTCTCGAATGTCAGGCAGTGATGGGGGCCAGCGCTTGCAACCAACTCGGCGACCTTTTTGTCCACCTCCGCTGGGTTGTACCCGGGGTACTGACTCGACATCATGTGCGCGGCTTTGTCTTTGTCCACGCAGAACGCAGCAATAGACAGGGCTGAGCGCCACAACGGTTCCTCAATCGAATCTTGGTTTTGAAAGCAGTAGTTAAGCTGGGCGCAGCCGTTCTCCGCTTTCATCATAATGGTCTTAAACCGCTTGACCTTGTTCTGCATCAAGGCTTCCATCATTGGGCTGATGGACGGTAAAAAATCAGGTTTGTCGTCAATGGGTTCGGCAGCGCCGAGCAGTTCTTTCCATTGGGTGTACGTCAGAGTCTGTGTGTTCTCGTTGAGAACTGTGACTTCCATCGGTTCGGCTTGCTTAAAATTCAACGTGCCGGGGATACGCAGGACTCGTGCTGCTTCAAATACGGAAGAATCCACAATGAGACCGTGCTCAACACACAGTTCACGTAGGCGGTTTGCAAGGGGGAGCCAGTCGCGGCGCTCAATAGTTTCGTCAATCAGCCAGTAGGCGTGTACGCCGTAACCTGAACTGACCATGATTGGGCGGGGCATACCTGCGGCTATGCAGAACTTCTTTAGCTCATCCAAGCCGATTTGCTGCGTGAGATACCCTTTGATAATGCCCTTCTCATCAGGTACGCCCTTGGTCGGGCCGCAGTCAATGTCCATCCACAGTGCGCGGAAATGTATGGCGTTATCTGCTGTGCGTTTGTTCAAAGGGCCGTACTTGGCGCACCCAAAATACACATCAAATCTGTTGCCCACCAGCTTCTTAGCCTGTGCCTCTACCTCTTCCCTCGTATCAAAAAACTTCTGGTCTGCGTATTTCCCAAGCCCAAGCACAGAGTACCGGCCAGCGGCTGGCAGTACAGTGTCGAGAAGGTCAAAGTTAGACATATCTTTTCTTTTAGGGACGGCTACGCAGGGGGCCGAAGCCCCCGTACGCGCACGGATTTATTTTTTCGCCTTGAGGCGCGGAAGCAAACGCTCGATACGTTCACAGTGGGCACGGCTGGGGGAGGTTGTCCCCCAGAACCAGTTGTAGATGGTGGCTCGACTCACATCGAGTTTCCCAGCTATCTCGCTCACAGGAATGTTGAGTTTTATGCAAGTACGCCCAAGGACAACGCCCCACGACTCATCATCTGCCGCCTTATTGGCCTCGACAAGTTGGAAGCTGTATCCGTAGCTCATCGCTTACTCCTCGTCAGACCAAGCCTTAACCACGTCATCCAGACCCTTCTTCACAGTGGGGGTAGGTGTAGCAGCTTTAGTGCTTTCTCGTTTGACCGGCTCGGCAACCGCTGCGGCAGCAGCTTTCGGAACAGGAGCGGCCAGAGCAGGAGCACGGCCAGCCATATCCGCTTGGTACGGAGTCATGGTGACCATCTTCTGCACTTCTGGTTTCTTGGCAACTTCGCTCGTCACTGCGTACTGGTCTTTGTTGATGAACCGAGCAGGTGTGAACAGGATGGACTGGTTGTCGTTGTTCTCGTTAAAGCTCAGCGTGGTCACAACATAGTCCAAGCTCTTGCCGTTGTTGGCCAAGTACTTGGTGTAGTTCTCAAAAGTGTGGGTGTTGTCGGCAGTGCCGTCACCGAACAAGGACTTCGAGGCCAAGTTCAGTTGATAGACTTCACCTTCCAAGGAAGTACCAAAGTCTTCCACCAAGTTCACAGCAATACGGCGTGAGTAGCGGCAAGCCTTAGAAGTGCCTTGGCCCGAACCTTTAATGTTCTGACCGCAGGTGTCGCAGCGGCTAGCTTGCGGAGAAACAGAACCAGCGTCAGGTGCTACGCCGTCATTAGAGAAGCAATCTGGGGCGCTCGGCTCAGAGTCTGGAGTCCAAGGCTTTATATAAAAGATACGACCGACTTTAGGCGATGCGCTCACGATGACGACTTCAAGGTCGCCTTTAACTTTACCCATCTCTTCGCCGCCGACCATCTTGCGGAAGATGCCGTTCTTGGGCACGATGCGCTTAACGCCGCTCTTGCCAGCGAGGGCTTTGGTTAGATCACTGACGCCAGCGGTTTGCAGGAAGTCAGGCAGGTCTTGGTTCAAAAGTGCAATGTTGCTCATTTTTCAATTCTCCGTTTAAGATTTTGCTCGTCGGACGACGATTGTGTATTCGTTCTCAACATTCAAGCCCATCGGCATAACGTCAGGGTTCTCGTTGAGAAAGTCCTTCATGTTGGTTTGATGCAAGCGTTTCTCCAGCAAGCCGAAGGCGTCATGCTCCTTGATGAAGTTGTACATAGAGTCCCAATCGCCAGTCCAGTATTTCGACTTGACCGAACGAATGATCGTTCCATGTGGGGTGCGGATGCTGTCTGCGTTCATCTCTTTGCAGGTGTCGAGCATCTGCTCGGCCAGCATCTTTTGCTGTTCTTCGAGGTCTTTATCGACGTTCTCAAACTCGCGTTTGTTCTCGGCACGTTTGTCTCGAATCTTCAAGTAGATCGACGTAAGCTGATCTAGGTCTGGCCGTTCGGCCACTTCACTTTCTTCACTCATCTAACGCTCCTTTGGTTAATTAAGGTGTGAGCAGGGTTGGTTCGCATAAAGCAGCGTATTGCAATCAACATGGAGATGTTCAACGGCGCTAACCCGTTGTCCAACCCCACTCACGAAACCGACTATACCATATCTTTAGACATTGTCAATAGCTTCTGAAGAAATTTCTTGTCGGTACAAATCGATGATTTGTTGGTGGTTGGTCACGTTCCCCCGAAGCATCGAGTAGACTCGGCGCTCGGTTTGGCTCCCACAGATATGCACGATGGTCATTGGGTTGACCTGACCCGGGCGGTCAATACGTGCGTTGGCTTGGAGGTAGGTCTCCACGCTGGTACAGGGAGCGTACCAAATGATTGTGTCGGCTGCTGTAAGGGTAAGCCCGTGTGACGCAGCTTGCGGTTGGATGATAAGCACTTTGATGGTCGGCTGCTCTTGGAAGTTCTTCACAATGTCTGAGCGGCGGTTCACAGACACAGCGCCGTTGATGACTTCGCAGGTGATCTTGTTCTTGGTCAAGTGGTTCTTGAGCATCTCGATGGTGTGCGTGAACGGAACAAACACCAGCACCTTGTTGCTGCTCTCGTCAATGACCTCTTGCACCACGTTCATGCGGTTAGACACGTCGAACTCAAGCACCTCATGGGTGTCGGTGTAGACCGAGCCACAAGAAATCTGAAGCAGCTTGCTCATCTTGGTCGCGGCGTTCACAGCGGAGACTTCTTCGCCTGCTGCTTCCAACAGCATCTCCTTCTTGAGAATGGCGTAGTACTTGGCTTGCTGCGGAGTCAACGGCGCATCACGATCAATGTAGGTCAGAGGCGGCAAGTCGATGCAGTCCTTCTTCACGAAACGAATCGCTGGCTGGAGGATGCCGTGTACCGTGTGCTTGGCTGTCGGCTTTGGAATCCACTTGAACTTGGTGAGTTGGTGCATTACCAAATCACGGTATTGCCCAAAGAACATCGGCACACCCTTGGGGTTGACCAGCTTGCCCAAGCCATACGCATCCATTGGAGACTGCGCCGCTGGCGTACCCGTCAACATCCACAAGCCCTTCACAACTTTGTTAATGTCACGCAGTGTCTTCCAGCGGGTTGTTTGCGCGTTCTTGTAGGCCGAGGCTTCATCAACCACAATGAGATCGAACCCACCATTGATGATCTCGTTCTTCACGATATCCACGCCGTCAAAGTTGATGACGACAAACTCAGCACCGGAGTTGATGATTTCTTTGCGCTTGTTAGCGCTCCCGTGGGCTATCGATACCGTGCGATGGATAGCAAATTTAAATAGGTCTTGCTGCCATGCTGATTTCATTATCGACAACGGGCAAATGACAAGCACCCGCTTCACGATGCCTCGCTGCATCAAATAGTCCACCGCCCAGATCACCGATGCTGTCTTACCCGTACCCTGCTCGTTAAAGCAGAACGCCTTGCGGTTGGTAATGAGGAATTCGGCGGTTACCTTCTGGTGGTCAAATGGCTCGAACCCGTGGGGGCGCGGCCACTCGTAATTTTCTAAACTCATTGTTTGCTCTTTCAATCTAACGTAATCAAAGTTTAGACTTGTTTCTAATTTTTTAGCTTTGGAAAGGCGGGTAAAGACATGGTCGTGTTCTTCTAGCTCTTCAGCGTCAAGCGGCACCCACCCTCTACCAAACACCAAAAGCCAAATGCCCTCGTCCGTCATTTTTTCTTGGGCTTGTTGACTTTGACTGTGTGGTCAGAGTTGCGGCTGAACGAACGGTTGGCGCTCGGGGACTTCAGCTTCAAGTTGCTCGGCGCGTTAGTGCCGCCCTTGCTCAATGGCACGGCGTGGTCAATGTCTTTGCCTGTGCGGTCGATACCTTTTTTGTCCATCTCGTTACGAGCACGTTGGCGCTCCATGCGGTCAGGCAGTTCGCCTCGCTCGACTTGTTGGGCGTACTCTTTTTTATAGGGGCGGGGTTTGTTTATGTATGGCATGGTCTACCTTTTGGATGTTGTGGGTATTGAGGTCTTCGCGGGTCAAGCCAAACTCTTCGGGGGTTGATTCCCAAAGCGGCTTGCGCTCTTCAGCTTCGATCAATCGCAAGTGTTTGCCAATTGTGATGCTGATTTCCATCAACATGGATTCTTTCTGCTTGGCAAACTGTTCTCGCATCTCGTTACGTACCATATCGGACACAACGCTCTTCATTACTTCACGTACTCGGCGAGCCAACTCGTTCTCAAGAATCAGGGCGGTGTCGGTCTCTTGGTTTGTCATCGTTAGCCCCCCACTTTAAATTTTTCCCATGCGACGACTGTTTTGACCATCATGGAATTTTGTGCGCCCGATGTGTACGGGCAGTAGGTTGACTCGATGAACTGATTTATCTTGCCAATCCACTTCAACGAATCCTCGTGGTCTTGGGCTTGCTCCATGTACGGAAAGATTTTTCCGTCGGACGTTTTGTACGCTTTAACTTCTTCCATCATTAACTCCTGTTGTACTCACACTGCTTCACTGCGCAGAATCGGCAGAGAGGGCCGCTCACTGGATTCCACACCCCATTTTCTAACGCCGCCTCGATTCGTGCAACATCTCGGCTAGGCGCTTCCATGTACTTGGCTACCATCTCGGCATGGTGCGTAGCCTTTACGAACTCCTTGCTCACCACGAATAGCAGGGCCGACTTGATCTTCTTGATCTTGGGGTACTTCTTGAAGATGGCCGTGGCCACCAAGTCGAGTTGCTTTACGTCAGCATACCGAGCGTTCTTGCTAGTCTTGTAGTCCACCGACCACGCTAGCTCTTTGTCCTCGTCCAGCACAACCAAGTCGGCGATGCCACGCCACCATGCTTCAGGTGCATCAAACGCGCATGGCTCAAGGTCTTTCGTCAAGCCAAGTTGTTCTTCACAAAGTTTGATCCCGGGAATGGAAGCTAGAGCATCCAGCGTATCCTTAAGATATTCAAACGCGGGAGGGATCGGAGTTTTGTTGCTCATGTATTCTTCCGCAACTGTATGTGCCGACTTGCCGTACAACGTAGCCGTAGTGTCTGACTCCTTGATGTCCTTGGCTACCTTGGTGTGGTAGTACTTCTTCGGGCACTGTTGGAACGTCTTCAGGCTACTGAAAGACCACTTGATTGGTTGTGTCATGCTGTTTCTTCTACTAAGTAGGCTTCGCGTTTACGGGGTTCCCCGTTACCGCGCACAAATGAATTCCACCAGTAGACACCGCTTCTGCGCTGTTTAAAGTGGCCCCGTACGTAATGCGCTGAAATGTCTGAGCGGCGACTGATAGCACCCTCAGTGGTGACGCTCTCAATCTCTTCCAAATGCAACAGCGTGTACGAGCTTGCAGAGTACGCTTTCTGTTTCCTACCACCCAACTTCATACCTTTGGGGGGCACCCGTGCAGGAACTTTAGTTCGGCCTACACCACTCTTGCAGTTAAGCAAAAGATAGGAAGCAAACATAAGGCATGGGATTTCTGAGGCAGCTTCTCTGATGTGTTGTTGTGCCTCAGGCGCTTCATATACACGTTTCAACTGGTCAGGTGTAACCCCCGCCTTTTCTGCGGCCATGATGAACGCCATACATGGGGCGAGGCCGCAATCAACAGCACCTTCCCCATTGACGTTGGGGCTAAATGATATTTTTAATGCGGGGCCTTTGCCAACACCAAACAAAAACGTAAAAAAACTGTGCTCGATTCTGCCGTCAATAAACTCCCAGTAGGGCATGCAAGTGAACACTCCTTTGTCTATCTCTTGAATATACGCACCGACGCGTGTTATCTCTATGAGGCCGTTGATAGTTCCGTTATGACGTAGCTTGCGGATGTCCTCAGTCAACGGGTATTCAATCACCGTATGCGGATATGGCATGTGCAACTCGTCGAGGGTTGGCATCTTGAAAGACTTAGAGCGAACAAGCATCTCGGCGCTTAACGCAACCTCGGGCGACAGCACAAATGTCTGCACATCATTCTTCGGTACGTTGTGTTGGAACTCAATAGGCAATCCAAGTTCATTAGATACGCCACGGTCAAAGAACCTATCCAGCAGTGGTTTGTTGCTAGCACCTTTCATCTTTGGCGCTCCTGCATGTCTTTGATCGAGTTAATCATCAGCTTTGTCTCCGCAAGGGCAATGAAGCCCTGCTCAATCGCCTCGGCAAAATTCTTCTCCAGCATTGCGTCATGCGCCGCTTTCAGCGCGTTCTCGGCCAGCATGCAAGGCCGTGCGTAATCAACAATCGCCATACGATTCTCCATATCCAGATTCACAATTAAGGGGTAGCTCCAAACCCCACTTGGGTCTGAGGCGCATGCAGATTTCAACGTATTCCTGCGCGGTAGCAACCTCGGCGGTCGGCACGATACAGGCTACGGCATCATGCACAGTCATCACGACTCGGTACTTCCTTGCAATCATCAACATCTGGTCACCAATGATAATTCGGGCCAAGGCTTGGCACACGTTCTCGATCAGCTTCCCGCCGTAGATGCGGTTGGGGATGATAGCTCGGCCTTTCTTTGTGTCGTACACAACCTCGACTCTGTCTGTTTCTTCGTCAGTTTTCTGGCGCAAGTTGGGGTAGCGGATGTACAGGCCGTTGGGCAAGCGAACGCCGTCTTTGCCTTCGATCTTCAGAACACCGCCGCGTCCTAACATTGTTAGCTGCCCCCTCAGAATCGCTTCAATCGCGGTATTCGCCTCTTTCCAAAGTGCAGTAATTTTCGGGTAAGTATCTCTGTACGTATCGATAATTCGCTTTGCTTCTTCGAGCGTAATTTCAACACCAAAATTCTTAAGTTGTGCCTGAAACTTCGCCGCCCCCATGCCGTAACCGCAACCAAGAATCGTAGTCTTGCCGACGAATCTTTCATCCTTCGTGATGTCAGCCGCTGCTTTTCCGTAAATTGCTGACGCCATGATTTTGTAAACGTCCTCGCCACGATCAAATGCTTCCACTAAGTCGTCTTGGCCAGCTAACCATGCCAGCGTACGGGCTTCAATCTGAGATGAGTCGGAGTCGATCATCATGTACCCCGCAGGTGCGAGAATTGCCTTCTTCAACGGGGAAATGCGCGGAAGGTTCTGGAGGTTTACGTTGTCGGCCCCGCCCCATCGCCCAGTGTGGGCAGCGTAGTAACGGAGGGGAACTGGCATTGGCCCTCGCCGAGCAATCCCAATAAAACGCTCTGTTCGGCTCTCCTCAATCGTAGACTTCGTACCCAGCCGTGCGGCGACCAATGCTTGTACCTCCAAACTTTCGTGCCCAAGAAGTTCTTTAAACTCCTCATCCGTCTTTGAGAAGGCATAGGTTTCCTTTCCTGTGGTGGCGCTCTTCTTCATCGGTGGGCTAACCCCAAAGGCTTCAAGCAACTTAGCAAACCGTGGGTTGCTCATCAAGTCGTCTTTGTCGTACTTCGCCAGAATGTTGGCCTTGCGCTGCTGCTCCCAAACCAAGTGCCTCTCAAGCATATCTTCGTTCAGTTGAAGTACCGGCTCGGTGAACATCTTGATCGTCAAGTCAATCAGGCGCAACTCAGTCGGCGGGAAGTCTTGGCTCATGCAGTTGAACAAATCCCACGTTAAGCGGACGTCGTTCTTACAGTACTCACCATACTGAGCTAGCTGTTGTGCAGGGAAGTCCGTGCGGCGCAACCCCTTAGCATCGTTGACCTCAGTGCCCTTCTCACCGATGTTGTAGAACTCGGCCAAGACTTTAAGACTCCCGCCTACGTTCGTACCGTGAAGCGCTCGGCCCATCGACAACGTATCCAACCAGCCCTTGGGTTTGATTTGGAAGTGCTCGGACAGAATGAACCCGTCGAACATAGCGTTGTGGGCTAGGGCGAGGGACTCACTCCATTTATATTTACCCAAAAACTCCGCAGTCTCGATCATGGTTCCCGTAAACCACTCGGGCTCACCGTCATTGATCTGCACAGCAACACCGATCACTTCAAAGCGGGGGTCGCGTACGTATTCCTCAGTAGTCTGTTTAGAGAACCCGAGATCAGCGGAGTAGTAGGACTCAAAGTCCACCGTGATGATGTTCATTTGATTAAGTTCTTCAGTTTCTTGAGCATGCCGCTGTCGAGAGTCTCACCACCCACGGATAGCGTTCCTGCCGTGCCCGTAGAAGCCGTAGCGCAAATGCCCGTACCGCCGCTGCCAATGCTTAAGCTATTTTGGTAGGGGTTTTGCAGCACATTGTTTTGCAGCATAGCGGCTTGTTGCATCCTCGCTACAGCGTTTTCTTTCTGTTGTTGCATAGCGGCTTGTTGTTGACCCAGCATCGGTGAAGAACCCCAGTTTTGCGTTTCGCTTTCGGTTACAGTTTCTTTTGGCATCACTGTCTCTATCGCCCTATGAGTAATCATCAAGCGGCGAACCTTCTTTATGCCTTCGTAGAGAGCGGCCTTCTCAGACTCGGTCATAACCTCACGCACATTCTCGTCAAAAATCCAGCGCCACGGGTTGTATTCTTTATGCACCGTAAAGAAATCTTCGGGGTTGGTCTCCATACGGGCCAAGATAATTTTTACGCCTTCGTTCATTTCGCTCATTTTGTTCTCTCCTTACATTCGGCTATGACTTTTTCTAAGTAGTCAAGGTTGTTTTCGTTGATGACACAGGAGTAGCCCCCTGCGGTGTTTATGTCTCGCATGTTCTTCTCTTGCAACGCTGTCGGTACGTTCTTACCTGCCTTGGCTTCGATGCCCACAAAGTATCCGTTCACACAGCACAGGAAGTCAGGCACTCCACTACTGCCGTACCCCGTGCCCATAGGCATAGCGTAGTACGCGCCGTGTTCTTTCAGAATCTTCTTTATCTTCTCTTTTACTTTTGACTCAGGGGTTGCCACTAGGTTGCTCCTTGGTTTTCTTGGGTCGTCCGCGCTTCTTGTCAGGGACTACCCGCTCTTCGGTTGTGAATGTGTGGTTGTTGGCACATCTGCGTCTACGCTCTACAAAAACACCCAAGCTCTTCGTTTGTTCAACTGTCGTCCATGCGATACAGGTTGGGCATTTCAAGCGTTCTTCTCCTTGACTATGCGCTCTGGGTCACGCCAGATGTCGGGTGTTGCCCATGCAAATAGGCAGTGCCACATCGTTGCGGACTTGTTCCCAAAGCGGTCGTAGAAAAGTTTGGCAAGGTCAAGCTGGTTCTCACGCTCTTGCAGCCACCACTCATGTGCGGTTGTTGGTCTGGTCATGTGTTCTTCTCCTTGAGTTTGTTGTTGATGTTCTCGTAGGTCGCCCGTAGCGATACCTCCATACTGCCTACGTGCTTCGCTCCGGCTTTGTCGATGTAGGGCGGGTCATAGTCGAACTGTTTAAACACAGTGCATTCCATAAGTTCGCCGTCCGTCAGCCCTACCCACTTCTCGCAGTTGTGTACGCTTTTAAATCCCATCGCGTTGGCTACGGCTCGGTCAAGCGCGGCCCCTGTTAGCTTGGTCATGTGTTCTTCTCCTCTTCGGGCCACGAGTTGGCATGCAAGACCGCCTCAAGGTGTTTTAGGTTCAGAGGTTCGCCAAACTCCTCTTTGTGCTTGTGCATGATTTGGCCAAGCCAGATTAAACGGTTGAGCGTTTCCTCTACGGACAGACCAAGCATTTCATGCAGCTTCTGTTTGCTCATGTGTTCACCTTTGGGCCGTATGGCATGTTTAAATTCTCCGCAGAGAACTTTTGTTCCGTAGTCTTGAACGTAAACGTCCAGTCGTTTGCGATTAACTCAAGCCGTTTAATCCCTGCGGCTGCGCCAGCACCCCAAGAGAGAGCAAACCAATCAGGCCGCTCGCTCCACACACCGCCTACGTTTTGAACCAGTACGCTGTTGCTCATGTGTTCCCCCTTGCTCGGATGGTGTCGGCAATGATTTCGGAGTAGTTGCGCTCCAGCCCGTTCGCGTATTCGTCAGCTACCTTCGCACACGCCTCACGCTCTGCCTCGACTGCACGTTCTACCAACTCCACCAAGTGCGGGGTTGATACTGTCCATGTGGTGTAGTACTCCGACTCTTTAATTACCTTACGCATCAATTGGATTACTTCTTCTTGTGTCATATCAGCAGACTCCATACCCAAAGGCCAGTAAAGAACAGTCCCAAGCAGATCACCAGCAGCACCGTCATGATTCCCCCAAGCATCCACGCGCCAATGGTGTGCCATGTATCCGGCACTGGGTCTATGTCGGCGGGTACTGCCGGATACGGCTTGACTTTACGAACTTCTTCGTTCATGCTTTCCTCGCTTTCAGCATGGCGTCTGCCATTTCGTAGGCTGCTTCAGCAACATCAACGGCAAGGATAGCTTTGGGAAGTTCGCGTGACTCCATTGCTTGCATCGCCTTTGACGCAAAGTAATCGCGCAAGGTCATGCCGTCATAGAGCGGATTTTCAATGCCGGGGTGGCATGGGAACGCTGGCCCACCTGTGTTTGTAGTCATGCTGCCTCCTCGGTCTTTCCAAGATACGCCTTCAAGCGTTTGACTCGTTGCTTGTTGTACGTCACTAGGGCTTGTGCGTATTCGACACCACTCTCAGCTTGCAGAAGCTCGTGCTCCGCGTGAAGTAGTTCGTGTGTGACGGCCTGTACTGGCGTCACCGTTTTGAGCATGAGCCTTAGCTCTGTCCACATGTATTTCCACATCGTTTTTTCCTTCGTTAAATTCACTGTAGCACAACATTGTACTTTGTCAATAGGTAAAAGTAGAGGTGGGGGTACTCGCTGCGTCTGTGCCGCACTGGTTATTGCCACAATTCCCTGTTACGGGTCAGAGGCATCACAGCATCCGCTTTCCCCCCGAAACTTTTAAGCGCGTGTCCTAGTAGGGTAAGGCACTATGAACCCCGCACTGGGTACGCTCTGGCGCGGCTCGTTGTAGAACACCCGCAACTCAACGGACTTGCTGTCGTGAAACCTTTGAGGCGAGACCTCGCGCATCTCAGAAGCAACCTTGTCAATCTCCGGAATGCCGCCTTTGACGGCGTCCATCAGGAACTTCTGCATGTAAGTTGGAAGCAGTGTGTGGTACGGGTGTTTCATGCCGCTTCCTTGCTAGTGAACTTCTCGATCTCGCGGCCCAGATACCACTGCGCTTTGAGCAGGTCTTCCTTGCGGTTGCCTTTGTTGTCGGCTCGTGCGATGTACTTCACTACGTTACCAAGGTGGTAATTCAACTGCTTGGCTTCTATGAAGTCGATGGTCTCGATTCCACCTGTCTTGTAATGGGCAGGGTGGTTGACGTTGTCGGCTTGCGGCGCATCAGCCGCTTGCATACGGATACGTGGCTTGGTCAGGTTGTAGACCATACGCGCCGTCTGCTCGTCTGTTAGCTTAGTCACATCGTCCTTAGCCATAGTCACGCCAAGGTGCTTGACTATCGACTTATCGCTAGTGCCCAAAGAAACGGTTTTCCACTTCGGGTTATTAGTTCGTACAACGTACACGTACGCAGGGCTTGTCCCACACGCTTCTGCTACTTGCTTGGCACTCGCAGTGGGGTGCTTTGCTTGGTATGCGCGTACACGGGTTGATATGCTTTGCTTCTTAGATTTTGCCATTGTTAGCTCCTTGCTGTTGGCTGTTTAGGTACTCGGTAAGAACTTCTCGGATTTTGACTTGCTTGTTGGGAAAGGTCTCGAAGTACTCGACCACCTCTCGCGGCAAACGCAAGCTCGTATTGACAAGGGTCGGCTTCTTACTAGGACCGCGACCTCGTCTTTTTTTCTCTACTTTAAGATATTCAATTCCTGTTGTCATTGCTGTTTCCCCTTATGCTCAGCCGCCATTCGGCGGTATATCGAAATGTTGTTCTTGATGGCTCGTGGTTCGGAACTTGAGTTCTTGCTTACGATTTGAGGCTGTGGGAATTCGGCGAACACAACCAAGAAATGCGAACCGCTACGTGGCTCAATCTCAGTTATTGTGAAGCCAGCCTTCTCGTACTCAATTAGCTGTTTGCGTAGCGCTTTAGGGAAGTGCATTGCCCTTCTCCTCGTCCAACATCACCACAAAAATTTCACTAGACACTCGGCAACCTATGCCAGTTACCATCGCCTCGTCCTCTACCAACTTGAGCATGCCCACCTTGGCGCGTAGAGCATAAGGCAAGTCGGTGTCACCGTACAGTTGTACATTGTCGCGTATCTTAACAATATATTTCCCGCTTTCCAACACCACCAGTGCAAATTTTTCATCGTCCATGCACTGCGTTACCTCTTTGATAGTCCTCATGTCAAGCTGAGCTTCTCCTAACTTTGTTAGATGCTCAAGCGTTTCTGCATCATGCGTGTTCTTCAACCATTGCGTGTACTGAAGCATGTGCTGCCTACCGTACTCCACCATGCTTTTGTTGACAGGGCCGCTGTGATTCCTTAGCTCCAGTTGCTTTTTGTACCCCTGCTCATTCATACACTCTTTTGCTTTCTGCACCGCCTTGCCCATACGCTCGGCTAACACCATCGGGCCAAAGTTCTTCTTCACCTTGAGCAACGCTTTATCTACCTTGTCGGTGTGGTAAGCGCCCTTGCGTTCGTTGTTCGTTGCAATGCGGTCGTTACGCACAAACAACTTTTGGCTACTGCCGTGCCATTCGGAACCGATGGTGCCTAGCTGCTCCCTATCACACAGCACAAGGAAAGTGCGTGGGCTCATCACTTCAATAGTCCACAGTGGGTTCTTGGTCGCTACCTCCCACGCCAATTTCTTAGCGTCTGACATCATCCTAACTTCGTCTATAGTCCCAGCGTCCTTACCTATACGCACGTTGGGCAACTTCAATAATTCATAGCTCATCATCTTCTCCTTACCACTCAAACTTCTGCAAGATTGCATCTACCTTGTTCTTCATAGACTCACGCGCATGAGAACTCTCTTTGATTGTTTCAATGTCAGCTCCTAACATTGTTAGCTCTAGCTGCTTACGTGCTTCCTCCAGCTTGGGGTCGTTCGTAATGTTCATCTTGTCCAGCAAACCAACCAAGTCCTGTGCATTGGTCACCAGTGAATCGTGGTAACGCTTCTTCGAGTCCACACCATCCTCGTCTTTCAGCTTCTCAGACATGGAAGTCAGCACAGTGTGCAGTCGCTCCCACGGCGTACGCATAGCCTCGGCCAGTCGTTCGTCGAACTTCGCTTCGTAGCCTGCCTTCACTTCTTCTAAGTCCTGCGCTGATACATCCAAGCGGAAGTCACCAGACTCAGGTATCGGGTCGAACGCCTTGCGGAATCCGAACTTCATCCGCACATCTTCCAAGTCGGGATAGTCCTCGGCTCGGTACATCGTGCCCAAGTGCTGTTGTGCCTCGGCTACTAGGCGCGGGTACTCCACGAAAAAGTTACTGCACAGTTGAGAGAACTGCACCTCGTAGTTGTTCATCGTCTGCTTGTACTCCATGAACAACTTAGTCGGCAACAACCTCTGCCCCTTGTCAGCCCACGGTAATGTGTTCTGGTTGTGATAGAGGCGTATCCGCGCCGCCAGCTTCTCAATGTCTTTGCGTAGCGTAGTACCCGCAAACAGATTCTTCCGCGTCTGTGACGCATCCCGCACCGCTGATGCGTTGGTGTTCACTGTCTCGGTCATCTCTCGGTCAACCTTGTTGGCTGGCCACACGCTGATGTTTAGTTCTACTAGAACTGCGCTTGATGCAATGCTCATTTCAATTCTCCGTATACTTTCTTAACGATAGTTGTGAAGCGGTTGATTGCTTCATGCTGTGACACCCCGTTCACTTTGAACGTAGTAGCTAGGGTCATTGCCAAGATAAGCATGCCCTCCCCACTCGTTGCGTTCTTCTCCGCAAAACGCCTTGCAATGTCCATGCTTTCCAGTTGCATTTCTTTTTCAGTCATCTCTTCACTCCTTTAAAAGTTTCATGTAGTTCTTCATCTCTCGCTCATTCAATCGTCCCGCTATCTGCCAACCATCCTTGTCGTAGATAGTCCACTTCCCATGCTTGCGTCTGGTGTAGTAGTCGGGCTTGTCCTTGCCGTCCATAATCATTTGGTAAATGCTCGTGCCCTGCACACGGATAGAAGCCGCAAGATTTTTTGTGTAGTGGTCGCTAATGTCCTTGAACACTTCTTCTTGTAAGCTACCCATATCAATCCTCCGGTTTACCCGCCAGCTTAGCCATGCGGTACAAATCAGTGCCAATCATCTTCGCCTCGAAAGTCGTATCGCTCGGCCACACATGGTGAGTGCTCGCGTCATTCGCCCGATACTTGAGCACATACCGCTCGGCGTTCTCAAGAATCTCCAGTAACTGCACCGCATCCTTAGTCGGCATCACAAAGTGGGAATATCCCAAGGTAACAACCATCATGTTCAATCCTCCTTCCATAGTCCAAACAACTTCAACCTGCCCTTCACCCCATCGAACGACAGGTTTCTGTGTACTTCCTCTGCGCCACCGAGCCTTACCCACCAACCCTTTTCGGGTTTCAAATTTTTTATGAAGTGAAAGCGCAGGTTGTATCGCCACGGCTTCCACCACACTCGGCTGACTGACCACGCATACAACCGAGATGGATGATGGCTGTTGAGCGCCACCATATACATATCACCACACTTAATCTTCACCTCAATTCTCCAAGTAGATAGTCTTGCCGTTGTCTGATACCGCATCGGTGTTGCCACCGCTGATGACCCACATGGTCGGCGCTGTCCACTCGCTACCCCAGTTCGGTACATAGCCATCGGTCAGCACAATGATTGCCTCGGGCTTGATGTTCTCGTTCTTCAGGTACTCCGATACACAGCTTGGGTCTGTACCGCCACCACCCTTGGGCTTGGTAGAACTAACAATGTTAGACACCGCCGCACCCTCATACTTCTCATGCGCGGCAACCTCGCCGTCCCAATAGATTAAGTCCACCACCTCGGGGCTGACCTCCTCGGCGATACCCTGCACTTCGCTCAGGAACTCGGCAAGCTCGGGCCCACCAATGCTTCCTGATGTGTCAATAGCCACAACCAAGTGCCCGACCTTCTCGCCAATCATGCTCGGCATGTACACGCCCGTAGATAGAAACCGGCGGTTAACCCGCCGCCATGAGCTTGCGTCTTTGTTGGAACATGTAGTCTTGACGAACTCGCGCAACACCTCACGCCAGTTAATCTTCGGGGCTAGCAAGTCCTCAAGCTCTCGGTCTAACCCACCGCCGCCCTTGCCCACATTCTTCTGGTGTGCAATCAAGCCTTGACGAATCGCTTGGTCAATCTCACGCCCCAGCGTTTCCTTGTCCTCATCAGACATGTCTTTCGCGCCGTCCCAATCGTGGTCATCAAAGCCATCGCCACCGCCTTCTCCGCCTCCTTCCTCCTGCTCCTCCTTGAGAATGTCGAACACTTGCTTGGTGTTCATCCCACGGAAGCGCTCGTCAATCAAGCCCATGAAGTCACCTTTCTTAGCCTTGGGGTGTCCCGTGTTCTTGGCGTAGCGCGGCATAGAGATAACCTCCTCCTTCCGGTCTAAGTCCTTGAGCATCAGGTTAATCACATAGTCCATAGCCGAGTTAGCCATCTGCGCGTTCTCGTCATGCAACTTGCGCCATGTCGTCAGGTGTCGGTACATTTTGTGGCATGCCTCGTGAGCAACTACAAATGCCAGTTCCTTGTCGGGCAACTCCTTAATAAACTGACGCCCATAGGACTCATCTCGTCCGTTGGTACACGCTGTCGGCAAGTTATCAACTACGTGCGTACGACCAACCATCATCACGCCTTGCAACAACGCGAATGCGGGTTCACGCATCACTGAAATTTTGGCCTTCTGTAATTTCCGTTCTTCTAACATTTGTTAGTTCCTCTCTTTAATTCGTTTATCCACCACATTCAATAGGAAGCGAATCATGTTCGCCGCCTCCGTCTTGTCCTCATACGTGCCTATCTCTTCGCGCTTAGGTGCTGACCCAAAGAACGAGCGCTCCCACTTGATGATGGACACTTTGTACTGTGGGCCGTCATGTGACGCAAACATCTTGGCCGCTAGGTTCACTGTGTACCCATAGAGCTTGAGTCTTTTGCTTAGCCACAAAATCTCCTCAAACCCATCTGGCCAGTCCGTATCTCTATGGATAACTGCGTACACCATGCCGCCTCACAGCAAGTCTTGGTTCTTGGCAACCCAGTCGGAGAACTCCTTCGTGCCGAACGCAATCTGTTGCTTTCTCGGTGTCTTCGCAATGTTGATAGCGAACACGGCTTGCCACTCGGCATCGAGTCGCTCCAAGTACTGCATGAATGGGCCAATGCTTGTCGTTTCAATACGAGCAATCGCACCGAACACAACAATCGCACAAGCGCCCGGACTTGTTGGTACTTTCGCAGTGGCAGGTCCTGCGAGGATGTTCTCCCAGCTAGGCAGTTGGTCAGAGAACTCGATGTACGCTTGCATGTCACGCGCCGCCGATTCGCCAATCGCACCAGCCAACGCCGCAATCACAGAGTCAGAGTCATTCTGCTTGCGAGTCCTAACAATGTTAGATGCCGTTGCCAGTGAACGCGGAGACACGAACGCTACCTGTGCCCGCTTAGGGTTAAAGATGTACGGGTTGTCGCCTTGCCCTGCGTCTGTGTAGCTAGCCATTGCGTGAGGGAATCGATTCACCCATGCCAATATCTCTGGCTCGATGTCATTGTTCATGCCCCACTCAATCCATTCCTCGGATGTAGGTTTGCTGATAGTCAGAGGCACGATACGATTCAAGCTGTGCGCTTTCATAGTGTCGCCCACGCCATCGGTGCTCAGGTTGCCGGTCAAGAACACAACAGTCTGGTTCTTGTCGAGCGGGATGTCACCGAGTCGAGGGTTCGCCTTCTCAAGCATGGGGTGGAGCATGTTCTTCACTGGGTCAGCGCCTTTGCTGAACTCGTCAAGCATGATGACCATCGGCTTGCCTGTATGGATACCGAATCGGGCATTGGGATAATACCGAGTCGTCTTTGTCTCGTGGTCGATGACCGGCATGGCAATGTCGCCCAAGTCTAGGTTCGGCACATCGATGTATGCGTAGTCGTAGCCCAAGCCCTTAGCAATACTCTCCAATAGGGAAGACTTGCCAATGCCGGGCTCGCCTCTTAGCATGAAGCGAGTAGTGGGGTTGGTGCGAATCAGGTTCGCGGCTTGCTTGAGTGTGACGCTCTTACCAAATTTAACTTCTGACATTTTCATTTCCTTCGTTTAGTTTCATTTCGTTTCTAACATTTGTTAGATTAGCGGGACTGCCAATCTAACCCTCTCACTTCTTCTTACTCAACTTATATTGTACCACAAAAACTAGACATTGTCAAGTTTTTAGGCGTGTTCATCCCTGTGTCCTAACAATGTTAGGACTCCTCAGTCAATACATAGTCGTCGTACCTACCGCTCGGCACTTTCCCCTCGGCGAGCGCAACCTTGGTGAATACCTTGTCGGCGAACATGGTGAACAGAGTCTTGTACAGATACCGCTCGAACTGCGCTATGTTTACAGATACCTTCGTATCCGAGCTAGCTCGCCAGTACATGGTGGCCTCCTGCACGAACAGGATGTTGAACGCAATCCAATAGTTCTGGTGGCGTGCGTTGTCGTCTTGGTCATTCCTCACTAGGTCGAAGAACTTCTGCGCACGCTCCCGATACTCTGCCCACTCCTCAACCTTTTGTTCTGGTCGCCAGTGCTTGGGCTTCTCGGCCAGACCAATCCACTCGTCCACATTAGGCCGTAGATACTCACTACCACCAGTCTGCTTTATCTCGCCAAACACCGCAGACAAGTCGGCATAGGTCGTATGCACTGCTCTGTGGCTTATTGTCCCGTAGTAGCCTTGAACCGGCTCGGCTCTGAGCTTTACCATTCCTGACATGTAGTCGTGGAATTGTGAGACCAGCCTCCTAACATTGTTAGCTTCCTTGCGGTTGACTCGGTAGTCGTAGAGCGTCTGCTTGGCCCTCGGTGTCCAGCACCCATGCGAGTCAGCCACCAACACTAGCTCCTCGTTCTGCCCGAGCATCGCCTTCGAGCCGTCCCTAAACTCCAGCACCACCGCGCCTTGCTGTCGGCGAGTACGGACGGACTGAAGCACCCCACTGATAAATTGGCATGTCGATGAGCTAGACCACGGGCCAAAGTTGAGGATGACCTCGTTGTCGGGTGTGAACTTGACCACCGGAGTTTTGTACAGCACCAATTCGATTACATCGGTCCATACATTCTTGCGTATGCTGTAAGTGTCGCAGTCTCGCCGCTCACCTAGTGGCCTAATCTCAGGCTCACGCCCTCGTATCGGCTTGGTGCTCTGCCATTTCTTCAGTGCTTGCTCGTAGTTGTATATGCACGGCACATTCGTTATCGTTGCGTATCCCATGTCATTTCCTTTCCCTGCTTACGCAGACTTTCACAATACCCCGCAGCGTGGCTGCTTGGGGCTCACTCTTCGTTTCTAACATTTGTTACCTACCCCTCATCAGTTTCTGAAATTGGTGTAACAAATTGCGTCGGCCCTCGGCTATGTACTCATACTTGTCTACATGGAACGATGTCCAGAGGTCGTAGTCCCGCTTTGTTATAACAATAATCTCGTTGTACAAAGTGGCTCGGCACAAGACCCATTCCCTATCGACCCAGACGCCGTCCTCCTTGACCATGTCTCTGTGTTTAACCGGCATCGACTTCCTCCAATCTGCGTACATGGTCGTACTCGGCGGCTTTGTGTTTCGCCCATGCCTCTGCGCTTGGGACTGCCGCAGGTGCAAGCTCATGCACTTTGATTTTCTTGAGGTGTGGGTATCTGAGCACAAACTTCGCCTTGGCTGTCCCTTTGCTCCTTGCCTCAATCGGCTCGGTGTCCCAGCGTTTTAGTCTGGGATTCCACCCAACCAGCGCATAGACTTTCATATCATTACTCCTTCTCTAACATTTGTTAGGCTTTCTCTACGGCTTCTCGAACTGCGTTGAATCTCCGCTCGTAATAATCTGCTTGGTACTCGGCTTCCTCCAATGCTTTGTCAAACGCTTCTCGCATGTGCTTCAATCTCTCCTCGATATATATCTCGGCTTCGTTCATGGTGTACTCGGGCTTCTTAAACTTGTCCCGCTCCTCCACGCTCATGGTGGCAAACTCATGCTTCGCAAGCGATACCAAGTCGGCAAATACCCGCAAACCCAGCATTCGGTTAACTGTCGGGCGCTCGTGCTCTGCCATGTACAGCAGAAAAGCGGCTATCTTTTTTGTGTCGGTCATGCTTCCTCCCGTGCGAGTACGGCTCGTTTAATCTCCCTGAATATCCCCTCGTCTTTGCACATGGCATCGACTAAGTGGCACATCGCCCTCGTTTTAGTGCGGTAGTGCATGCCGTAGATAAACAGGCCAATGCACAGCACCGTGAGCGTTAATTCCAAAACTGTAAACTCAATCATTTAAAATCCTCCAAGCCTATCGACTCAACTTCCCAATCGGCGTAGTTGCTCATGTAGTCGGGGTTTTCTTGAATCTCTGTCCAAGCAAGCTGCTCTGCTTCTTCTTTAGAATTAGCATCGACTGTGATTACCACATAACTTGTTCGCTTCATTTCGACTTCATAGGTTTTCATCTCTTGTTCCTTCTCTAACTTTTGTTAGGTTATTGGGTTGCTGTATTTTTACGACCGAATTGATTTCTGATTAGTATCGAGCAGGGTTTTGTGTGCCGCTGTACTTGTTACGAATTGGTAGTTACCCTTGGTGTATTCCTGCACGATGCACCATGAGGCCCGCTCGGCTTTGGCTCTGTCCTCGCCACAGAATAGGCAGCAGCGATAACCCAGCGCCCAGCGCTCCTCGGGAAACTCGTCGCCGCAGTCGATACATTCCCGCCATTGATTACCCATCATGTTCTCCATACCCAAATATCCAGACCGGCCACGATTAGGCAGACGGCATAGATGAAATACAAAATGCGCTGGGCTGGGTTTAGTAGCGGCATGCGCTCGGTGTTGTGTTGCGGTTTCATTCGTCGGTTCCCCTATTCAGGACTTCGGTGATGATGTGGCCCATGAACACGCCGCCGAGCACCAGTACAAGCTGGCGTAGTGGGATGCCGTATTCCGAGTCCCATGCAAAGATGATTGCGGAGGTGGCGGCGATTGCCATGAAGATTAGAGAAAAGTCTCGTAACATTGTGTACCCTTTGATGTTTTCTTGCCGTTTTCTAACTTTTGTTAGATTCGAGGATTCGGGTGCGGTGAAGCCGCTTTTTTCCCATCCAACTTATATTATATCACAAAGTTATAGACTTGTCAAGTTTTTAGCCGGAGTGTTTACCCAAGGGTTTGGGCAAAGGTTTGTTATGGTTTCGGGGTCTGTGTTATGTTATTGTGTTATGCGAAAAGGGGTGTTTGTAACAGAAGATGTAACATTGAAGAGCGTTGATTTTATTGAAGAAAAAGATATTTTTTTTGGTTAAGTTATAAAGTTATGTAAAAATGAAAATAGAGTATACGGCGGGTAAAAATTTGATGTATTACGAATTGCCCAAATTGTGGTGCGAATTGCACTTGCCGCTTTGCTCGTCCTCTGGATTCCCAACACTCAATATTGAAAAAAGCGTAACAACATAACAATGTGTCGTAAGTCCTTGATTTCATTGAAGAAAGTGTGTTATGTTTTTACATTGTCAAACTGTAACAGCCCAAAAAGCGTAACAAAAACCGTAACAGCCCTGCTGTTCTAACATTTGTTAGATTGGCCGCTGACGCCGCTCGGAGAACTGGTATTGGGAAATGTTCTATTGATAGAACAAATGGCCGCTGACGCCGCTCGGAGAACTGGTATTGCCGAACAGGTAAGCGCCATCACATTGTGAGACGCAAAAAAGCCCACACCTAACAATGTTAGGTACAGGCGCAAAAAAGCCCCGATGAATCGGGGCTTAGGGTTAGGAGCGTAGGGGTTAGGCCATGTAAGCCAGAAAATCGTTTGTGGTGATGTAATCACTGCCCTTGCTTGAGCACCGCAAAATGTACTTGCTCCCGCCGGTTTCGCACGATTCGTAAACATCAGTGGCTTTTTTCTCAGTGCCCTCTGGGTTACAGGCTCTGAAGATTTTGCCGACAAACTTACATTCGGTGCAATCGTGTTTAAATGACGGTTTCATGGTTTCCCCTTTAAAGCTAACATTTGTTAGAAACAGGGGCAGGGTAAACCCTGCCCCATTCGCTTAACCTAACTTGTCGATGTCACCGCCAAGCTCTTCGAAAATCTCCATCAGTTGCCCTTTGAAGTTACTCGCTACGCATTCCTCGCCATTCTCTTCGGCTTTGTATATCCGGTTGATAATGGTTTTCAATTCGGCCACTGTTTTGCTATCGGTGTCTGTTCCACCTTTGGCTCTGTTTCCGGCGGTAACATAACCCGAAGCCTCTTTCACTCGTTGCCAGTAAACATCGATTGTGCCTTTGCCAAAACCGACATTGGTCATAGCAATAACAAACAGTGCCCTTTCATCCTTAACACCGGATTTCAGCTTGCCTTTCAATTCGTACCAAGGTGTAGTTACATTACCCTGATTATCGAGCAGATTAAAAGCTGAGCATATCCCGTTAGCGTAAGTCTGAATAACACCGCCGGTTTTTATTACCGCGTTAACCAGAGCAGTGCGAGCTTCGCTGAGGTTAACCACTGGAGTTAGTGACGGAGTGGTGATATTGATATCTGACATAATACAAACCCTTTCAAGGTTCTATGCGGTAAGAGTATTCTTACTTGGCATGCTTACATTATATCATAATGTATCACGAAATACAAGTTTTTCAGGGACAATAATTAAATACAATTTAACCCGCCGATACCTAACAAAAGTTAGAAAACCCGATACCCACCACCACCCGCCCCACCCAAAATTAAAAAAGGAGTCCCGGGGACCCATACACTGGGTTCCGCACAAACGATATTCATTTTTAAAAAACAGGATTGAAATGCGTTTATTTCAATCCCCCCACCCCCTATGTATTTTGTAATACAAAGTTATTTACAGCTTCTTTAGCAGACCCACCCCCTTGTGTTTTATTTCGTCCACCCCCGGGGGGTATATATTTTTTTGGTAGAATCCCCACCATACCCCATACAAGGAGCAAACATGGAAGAACAACGTTTTGGTCGGTTGACGGTAAAGTCTCTTTTCTCCAGAGATCAAAACCATAACAAAAGGTGGCGCTGCCTCTGCGATTGCGGTAACGAGAAGGTGGTGCTTGGCGACAAGTTAAAAAATGGGAACACTCAATCTTGCGGGTGCTACCAAGCAGAGTTTCGTAGAGCGCTTGTCAGCACAGCGGAAAAAGAACGCAAGCCTTACACAAAAAAATCTTGGTACGCCATGATTGCCCGATGCACAAACCCAAAGTCCCCGGGCTATTGCAGGTATGGCGCGAGGGGCATAACAGTGTGCGACCGTTGGTTGCACGGTGAAAATGGCGAATCTGGTTGGGCTTGCTTCTATACAGATATGGGGCCGAGACCCGCAGACCGTTCAATTGACCGGATTGACAACTACAAAGGATACTTCTTAGAAAATTGCCGTTGGGCTACTTCAAAAGAACAAGCAGCTAACAAAAGAAAGAAAGTTCTGATATAGTTCGGCCATTCCTTCTTTTGAAGTGCCCGTAATCTATGATTGAACTTCAGCCTAGCGCGGACAAGCCTCTGCCCTTTGACCTGTCTGATGAGCAACCCAGAACTCATGCAGATAGCGTCGCCATTGCTGCAAACACAGTAGACCTAGTTGAAAAGCTGGGCGCAAGCCTAGACTTCGACGCAAGAGATTTCCAAGCTGCCGCTGCGCTAGCTACAGGGAAAGTAAAACCAAACACCCCGACTACTATCTCTAAGACAGGGGTAGCCAAAGTTCTGTCGGTAGCAATCAAAGAACACGACTTCCAAGCATTTGCGGATGTACAGCAGGCGCGGAACTTCGTAACAAACAAGCTCATTGCGATGGCCGACTGCGGAGACCCGAAGTTGGAACTCAAGGCGTTGGAACTGCTTGGCAAACACAGCGACATCGGACTCTTCACCGAGCGCTCAGAAATCACCGTGCACCACACTTCTTCTAGTTCGCTTGAGAACTCTATTAAGGAGCGCGTCAAGCGTTTGATGAATTCGGAGATCAGCGAAGTGACTCCGTTCGATGATTTGGATGAGCATCTGGGGGCCGTAGTAGAGGGAACCTTTACAGAGACAATCCGTAACACTAACGACCCAGAAGCTACAGATACGCAAGAATATCCAGACGATGAGCTAGCTCATCCGAAAAACGCATAACAAAATAACAATAGATGGCGGCAACCACACCCACTATGTCCCTCGCGGACGTGCTAAAAATCCTTCCGAACCTGTCGGAGTCGGATCAGCGGGTGTTGGATGCGCAGCTTGCCAAGCTAGAAGAGCTAAAAGGTCACGAGTTGATGCACGAGAAGTTCATCAAGTTCGTCGAAAAGATGTGGCCGAGCTTCATTTCCGGGCGTCACCACAAGAGAATGGCCGAAGCGTTCGAGCGGGTGGCCAACGGGACGTGCAAACGGCTCATCATCAACATGCCGCCCCGGCATACCAAGTCAGAATTCGCCTCATATTTGCTGCCAGCGTGGTTTTTGGGCAAAAATCCGGGCAAAAAGGTCATTCAGACCTCCCATACAGCCGAGTTAGCGGTGGGTTTTGGTCGAAAAGTGCGAAATCTTGTGGATACGGAGGCTTATCATGAAGTTTTTCCCGGATTGGCTCTTCAGAGCGACTCAAAAGCGGCTGGCCGGTGGAACACCTCCAAGGGCGGAGACTATTTCGCTATTGGTGTGGGTGGTGCTGTTACAGGTAAGGGCGCTGACCTACTGATTATTGACGATCCGCACTCTGAACAAGAGGCGGCGATGGCTGCTACCAACCCGGAAATCTACGACAAGGTATACGAGTGGTACACGTCAGGTCCACGTCAGCGTCTTCAGCCGGGCGGGGCGATTGTGATCGTGATGACGCGCTGGGCCCAGCGGGATTTGACTGGCCAAGTGCTCAAGTCTGCTGCCCAGAGAACGGGCGAGGAGTGGGAGGTCATTGAGTTCCCCGCGATTCTCCCCAGCGGCAACCCGCTCTGGCCAGAGTTCTGGTCTTTGGAAGAGTTGTCCGCGCTGCAAGAAGAACTCCCGAACTCCAAGTGGCAAGCCCAGTACCAGCAGAACCCGGTGGGTAACGAGTCAGCCATCGTCAAGCGAGATTGGTGGCAGTGGTGGGAGAAAGATGATCCACCTCTATGCGAGTACATCCTCCAGACATGGGACACGGCGTTTGAGAAACACCAACGGGCCGACTATTCCGCTGGGACGACGTGGGGCATATTCACGGACGAGCGGGACATGTCGAAAAACATCATCCTTTTGAACACGTATAAGAAACGTGTCGAGTGGGTGGACTTAAAGCGTGATGTGCTCAAGGAGTACACCGAGTTTGAACCGGATGGACTGCTCATTGAGAAGAAGGCCACGGGTGCACCCCTGATCTATGAGTTGCGTGCGATGGGCATACCCGTGATGGAGTACACACCCAGTAAAGGGCAGGACAAGATTGCCCGGTTGAACTCAGTCTCGGACATAATTGCGTCTGGCAAAGTGTGGGTGCCTCGTACACGTTGGGCAGAAGAACTCGTGGATGAGATAGCTGCGTTTCCGTCGGGCGAGCACGATGACTTGGTTGACGCAACAACACTTGCACTGATGAGATTTCGTCAGGGTGGCTTTCTTCGCTTGCCTAGCGATGAGCCAGAAGAAATTAAGTGGTTCAAAAGCTCGCGCCGCGAGAAGTTTTACACGGTCTAAATACTAAGGAACGAACATGGCAATCAATAAAAGTTTATACGCTGCTCCCGAGGGCCTTGACCAGATCGACAACGACGCACCAGAAATTGAGATTGAGATCGAAGACCCGGAGGCAGTCCATATAGGGATTGGCGGGATGGAGATTGACATCGTAAAAGGCGAAGGTACTGGCGAAGAGTTTGATGCCAACTTGGCTGAGTTGATGGACGACGGCGTACTGGGCACACTTGGCGCTGAGTTGGTTGAAGATTTTGACAAAGATATCGGAGATCGTAGAGACTGGATACAGACCTATGTTGACGGTCTGAAGTTGCT